AAGGCAGCAGAGCCGGCGCTTCCAGCACTACCAGCACTTCCTGCAGAACCAGCACTTCCAGCACTTCCAGCAGAACCAGAAGATCCAGATGAAGCATATGTTATTCCAGACGATCCAGCACTACCAGAAGTTCCAGAACTTCCTTCTCCAAAAGTTAATGCGGCCCATCCTGCTATTGCTGAAGGAAAGATTATTTTTACATCATTAGAAGTTATATATTGAGTTGATTCTGGATAGATTACATCATAATTAGTATTTACAACTTCAATATTTAAAGGTCTAGTTCCTAAATTATGATTTATATGCCAGACAAGTGAAGCTACAGATTGAGTATGAATATACGAACCACCATCTTGTCCAGAAGAACCAGCACTTCCTGTAGAACCAGCAGAGCCAGCAGAGCCAGCAGAACCAGATGAAGCATATGTCAATCCAGAAGATCCTGCAGATCCAGCAGAGCCAGCAGAGCCAGCACTACCTGCGCTTCCTGCAGAACCAGATGATCCAGAAGTTCCCGAAGATCCAGAAGTTCCAGAACTTCCTTCACCAAAAGTTAATGCGGCATATCCTGCTATTGCTGAAGAAAAAACTACTTTAGCAGTATTAGAGTCTATATATCGAATTGATTCTGGATAAATTACATCATAATCAAAATTTACAACTTCAATATTTAAAGGTCTAGTTCCTAAATTATGATTTATTATCCAGACAGATGAAGCTACAGATTGAGGATGAATATAGGAACCACCATCTTTTCCAGCCGATCCACTACTTCCTTGAATTCCCTGAATTCCTGCAAGTCCGGAAGAACCAGATGAACCCCAAGTGTGTCCAGACGATCCAGCACTTCCTGATGAAGCATATGTTATTCCAGACGATCCAGCAGTTCCTGAAGAACCACCAGTTCCAGAACTACCAGCACTTCCTGCAGTTCCAGCACTTCCTGCAGAACCAGCAGAGCCGGCGCTTCCTGCGCTTCCTGCAGAGCCAGCAGATCCAGTAGTTCCAGATGTTCCTGCATCACCAGTTCTCGCAAAGGATGCCACAAGTTCAGTTGCATTTTGAAAATCAATTAATGAAGAATTTAAATATGTAACTTTTACATAATACCATGAAGGATTTGGAGTACCATCAAATCCATTGATACTAAATAACATAAATTCATCAGGATCATCTGTATCATAAATTCGAAAATGTCCTTTTGGGGTACCAGTAGAATCATCAATTGTCTGTAAAAAATTATCAATGTTTGTTCCGTCTTGATCAGTATCACTTATTCTTAATCTATTAGCTTGATCAGGAGTTGTAAAAGTACCAGATGTTAATGTAAACGCTAATTTGCCTGCTCCTGGATCATTCGTCCCTTGTGTAGTGCTATAAACATATGAAAATGAAGCTCCTCCAAAACCCCCATCTAGTCCAGATGTTCCAGCAGTTCCAGAAGTTCCTGCAGTTCCAGAAGTTCCTGTAGAACCAGATGATCCAGTAGTTCCAGCAGTTCCAGAAGACCCAGATGAAGCATATGTTAATCCAGAAGTTCCCGAAGTACCAGAAGATCCTTCTCCCATAGTTACTGCGGCATATCCTGATTGAGAAGAAGCAAAAATTATTTTTACATTATTAGGATCAATATACTGAGTTGATTCTGGAATAATTACATTATAATTAGAATCTACAACTTCAACATTTAATGGTCGTGTATTTAAATTGTGATTTATTAGCCAGACAAGTGTAGCTGAAGATTGAGTATGAATATGATTTCCACCAGGCAGTCCATCTACTCCAGATGATCCAGCAGTTCCCGAGCTTCCTGCAGAGCCAGATGATCCAGCTGAGGATTCTCCTGGAGGTCCTGTATCTCCTACTGTTCCATCTGATCCAGATGTTCCAGCAGTTCCTGAAGTTCCAGCAGAACCAGAACTTCCATGTGTTCCAGTAGTTCCTGACGATCCAGAAGTTCCTCCTAGTCCAGTTTCTCCTTGTTCACCATCTGATCCAGATGTTCCAGCAGTTCCTGAAGATCCAGATGTTCCAGCAGTTCCTGAAGTTCCAGCAGAACCAGAGCTTCCTGCAGAACCAGATGAACCCGTAGAGCCAGAACTTCCTGCAGAACCCGCAGTTCCAGAAGACCCAGAAGAAGCATATGTTAATCCAGAAGAACCAGAAGTTCCAGAACTTCCTTCACCAAAAGTAATTGAAGCAAATCCTGCTTGTATAGTAGGCCAAATTATTTTTACATTATTTGAATCTATAAATTGAATAGATTCAGGATAAATTACATTATAATTAGTATCTACTACTAATGTGTTTATCGGTCTAGTATTTAAATTGTGATTTATCAGCCAGACAAGTGTAGCTGAAGATTGAATATGAATATAAGAACCACCATCTTGTCCAGACGATCCCGCGGTTCCTGCAGAGCCAGAAGAAGCATAAGTTAATCCAGATGAACCAGAAGTTCCTGCGGTTCCCGCGGTTCCAGATGATCCATGACTTCCTGTTCCTCCAGATGAACCAGAAGATGCATCACGACCAGATGATCCAGCACTTCCTGCAGATCCAGAAGTTCCAGCAACACCAGAAGATCCAGATGTGCCTAAAAATGATCCATCAACACCAGAAGATCCAGATGTTCCATCAGTCTCACCAGATGATCCTGCAGAGCCAGAAGTTCCATGTGTTCCATCTCCTCCTCCTCCTCCGCCACCGCCTTCACCCCAACCGCTTCCTCCTGCTACTCTTTGTGCAGTTTGAGTTGCTTTTGAACTAACTTCTTTAACAACTTTTTTGATGCCTTCTATTTCTATCTCAAGTCGAGTTACTTCAGCATCATCACCAGGTTCTCCCCTGTCTCCTTTTGGGCCTATGGGACCAACATCTCCCAGATCCCCCTTAGGACCCAGAACACCTTGTGGACCAATTCTTCCTGCTTCTCCTGCTTCTCCTTTAGATCCTGCTTCTCCTGCAGAGCCCTTTTCACCCTTTTCGCCCTTGGGTCCTTCAGCACCTTTAATCTCAAGAACTTTGACTTTTTCACCAGTAACAGGGTCTAAAATTTCTCTTACACCCTCAACGAGTTCTTCTTTAGTCTTTTTTAATTGTTTTTTAGTATAAGCAAGAGCAGTAGCTAGAACTTTACTTAAATCTAAGTCTTTCGACTCTTTTTCTTCATCTTTCATTTATTGTACCTGCACCCAACACCGGATCAATCTACAAATTTTTCATCATCTTCTAAAACAGAAAAAAGAATATCATTCACTTTATCTTTAATTTCATTTTCTTTTTTCGCAACTTCAAATTTCTCTTCAATTTTTTTATCAATGTCCTCATTAATAATTTGTTTATTAGTAGTATCTATTTCTACAGAATTGAACTGCATATCTTCTTCTCCCGAAAATCTAGGATCGTCTATCTCTTTTTGCATCTGTTCATCATTAGTTTTAACTTCATCATCTGTCATCATTAAAATATGCTTTCTAATATATTCATGCGACCAATATTTTCCAGCATAATCTTGTAAATCTCTTAAAATGTTTAATCGATCTTGAAAAAGTTCATTATGCTTTATTTCTGCAAAATGACTATCATTTTCAAACTCATAAAATATTTCATTCTTAACATTTTTCCAATCTTCTCTAGACATTATTCCTTTAAGGGTTAATTGTCTTTCCATAATCTCATCAAACATTAAACTAAATCTGCTTTGAAGTTTATTAACAAAACGTGTAAATTTAACTTCATCTCTTGAAATTTCTGTAGCACGACCAATTGTATAATTTGCTTCTGATTCAAGTCTTGAAATAGGAACACCTAATGATTTGTAAAGTTTTTTCTGAAAATATAACACATCTTCAATGTCCCCAAGATTTGAACCACCAGGTAGAGTAGAAATTTCTGTTCCTCTCCCACCCTCTCTTCTCGGCATCCAATAATCTTCAAGCATTGACATATGTTTTCTGTCATCTCTAACTTCACCAGTGTTTGCATCATATACCAGTTTGTTTTTATATCTGGTCATTAAATCACGCATGTATTGTTCTGCTTTTAATTTAGGTAGGTTACCAACATCAACATAAAAAATTCTCCTCTCTGGTGCCCGTGAAATACGATAAATTACCAGAGAATCTTCAATCATTCTTAATTGATTTAATGGTTTAATTGCTTTGTGTAGGTAGGATAAAACCAATGAACGGGTAGCATTCATCAGTCCTGAATGTGTATATACAATCGCATCAGGAGCTATTTTTAAACCACTAGCGGCACTTGTAAAAGCAGTTCCAATTACTTGTCCTTGTGATTGATAAATTCCCTTTTGATTATAAACATAATATTCTGTAATGGTTGTTTTTACTTTACCATCCGGCTGTTTTTCTTTTTTCTTTTCTCGAATTTTCTTTATTTTTCTAGGATCTAATACTCTTAATTCATGAATGCCTTTTTCCATATTATTTTCATCGACAATAACATGATAATAAATTCTACCATCAATATACCATCTTCTAAAAATATCATGTCCTAGATTTTGTATATCTAAAAGTTTACTTATTTGCTTAAATTCTAGTCTTATTTTATCTCTGATGGGCTCAGAAACATTTAAATTGTCTACATTAATTCTTATGAGAGGTTTATCTTTCGCCGCCACAATTGCTTCATTGATAATATCATCAATAGCATTTTCTACTTCTGCTTGAAGACCCATATCACGATATCTGTTTATTAGTTCAGACTCACTTTTTACAGCCCCTTCTGTATCAACATATGTTCCATAGACACCACCAGATGCTACAGTCAATGCTCCGTCTTCATATTCTGCTTCAGCAAAAGTTTGGGCTTTTACGTTTTTCTGTTCTTTTTTTCCGATTGAAAAACCGAATAGTTCAATAGGCATGTAATTTCCTGAATGCGAGTTAAATAAATATAATACAATATACTACTAATTTATATTTATTCACTCGCAAAATCAGAAAATTATGTATTTTTGAAAATTTATCTACGTAGTTACTGGAACTTCCAAGATATCCGACGCCTGAATACCATAGGTAGCCGGAGCGGCAGTTTTAATTTCTCGTAACCAATAATCATATGAAAAAGTTACAGTATATTCTTCAACAACATCATTATCTCCCCAATCTAAAGTAATTTCTGAAAGATCAGTTGGAAATATATTGTGAAATTTATAAACTGCTGTAATCGCAGTAGAAGGACCGCTTTTACTAAATTGCTCAACTTTTGCTGTATTCGTGTAGGAACCTTGACCTGAACCAGCTTTTCTAGTATTCGAAGCATGTGTATTTATATGATCCATCCAATTTTCAAATTGTGATCTTACTGCAAAAGTTTCATCATTAATAACTGTTATTGTCCACTCAGGAAAAGTTCTATTTCCCGCCATTTTAACTTCTCTACCAAAATAAGGAACTATAATTGTTCCAATTGTAGCACCTGGTATTGATGTCGCTTTAGCAAAAAGTTCTAAATTTGTTCCATTAAAGATGGCTCCTTTGGTGGGCATAGTTACTCTAAATAAATTAGGTCTTTGCCCATCATATTGCATTGCCTCTCTAAAACTTTGTATATTAAATGCCATTTACTTTTCTCCTTAAATTGCGTTAACGACTTCAGAAAATTCAACTCCAGAAGCAACTGCCACAAAGTTTAATCCAATAAAATTAATAGATTTAGTGGGTTTAATAAAAATATCTCCCCTAAACTCATTTCTATTTATAACAGCAGACGTATTATTTGAACCATCACATATCACTTTAAAACTTTCTATACCCCTCGATGATTGAACTTCTCTTAAAAAAGGCTCAACTATAGAAACAAAATTTAATCGTGTAAATTCATCATTAAATTCAAATAATAAATTTTCAGCCGCATTTGCTATAGCTTTTTCTAGAATAATGAAAAGTCTACGTACATTAATTCTATCAAAAGACGATGGTCTTGCTAACAATGTTTTATCACCAAATAGAACTTTTCCTTTTCCAGGAAATGATGCTATTGGATTGATTCCATTTAGATACAAATCATCTCTTTCAGCATTATTTGGTACATACGCTATAAATTCTGCGCCTTTTATATTTCCTCTTGTAAATCCTGCAGGAGAAACATAGGGGTTAACATTATCTGCTTGGGCACAAATTCCAGCAACATCGCCATTCATTGGAACCCATCTATAAACAGAGTTATATCTGTCAAACATGTATTTGTAACTTCCGTCCATAACAGCATAACTTGTACTTGGTAATGCATTTCTTCTAGCAACTACATTTGATACTTCAGATCCTTCTTTATTAACAACATCTGCTTCTTCAGGAGAAACAAATACAACGCAATCTTTTCTAGTTTCTGCTATTTCATTAATCAAATATGTACATAAAGTATTTGATGCTTCTCCCGAAATTAATAAAGAAACATCTATTTTTGCGGGATCTCTAAAATAACTATAAGCAGTAATTTCATCTGAAGCAGAATCACTATATCCATCAACTCCTCCTGATAAACTAGCCGTCATAATTCCATTTGCGCCTGCTGTACTAAAAGAACCAGCAAATTCAGCACTGGTATTTCCTTGAGTAAGTGTGTCTCCCCAATCATGAGTAATTTTGACAGATCCAGCATTTAGAGGAGAATCTCCCATTCCATCATGATCTGTCCATCTTATATAATTAGAACCATTGTTTATTGCTTCTTTATAATATAAAGTATCTCCTGTTTCTCCTACCGCACCATTCGCTACTGATTTGGCCGGCCATATACCCAGTACTTGTTTATTTGAAGTAGTTTTTGATCCTCTACTATCTTTTGCACCTAAAATATCTCCATCTTCATCTACTAATATAACGTGAATTTGATCCCCAACATTTTTTGATCCAGTTCGATCATAAGCATATGGACTGGTAAGAGGGGCAGTTCCAAAAGAGTCACGATATTCCCATTGCCTACGCCAAACACTTTGATCGGTTATTGGTCTGTCAAAGGCAGTAGCAACAGTCAATGATGTTGAGTTTGTAACAGCCGTTACTCTTCGTGCAACTTCATGTTTTGAATCCACATCATCATAACATGAAATAATATCTCCTACATGAATTTGTCGGCTAAAAGCAGAATCGGTTCCCGTAATTGTAGTACCTGATGCTGAAGCAGAAATATTACCAAGCATATTTTGTGCTGGTTCTTCAAAAGCA